AACATTATTACATCAGTTGAACCAGCACCTGATTTACTTGCAACATATCAATCCAATACAGGCGGTGTAGTACAAGTTAAAAAACCACAATTAATTACATAAAGTGATTAGGGTTACTTTTTCAAGGAATGGTGTAGATTATGTTACACATTTAAAAGAAGGCGATACACTTCTTGACGGCGCATTAAAACTTAAACTACCAGAAATACCAGCAATATGTGGTGGCAATTGTGCCTGTGGTACATGTCATGTATATTTAAATGATAAGTGGGTAGATAAAGTTGAATCACCATTGACTAATTCACCAGAAATTGATATACTAAAAGATAAGAAAAGCTTTGATAATAGAAGAAGTAGATTGTGTTGTCAAATAAAAATTAAAAAAGAATATGATGGATTACAAGTGAGATTATTAGCAGATGAACTTTTATAAAAATATTGTAGAGTATAAAGGAAAGTTATTTGTTAGGGGTATATTAGAAGGACAAGAATTTCAAGAGAAGGTTGATTTCAGTCCAACATTTTTTACATTAACAAATAAAGAATCCAAACATAAAAATCTACAAGGTCAATATTTACAACCAACAATATTTGAAAGTATTGCAAAAGCAAGAGAATTTAGAAAGACTTATGATAATTCTAATTCTCCTATCTATGGTATGGAGAGATTTGCTTATCAATATATTTCTAATGAATATAGAGATGATATAGATTGGCAAAAAGATAAGATTAAAATCTTTACTATTGATATTGAAACAAGTTGTGAAAATGGTTTTCCAGATGTAGAAAATCCCATTGAAGAAATACTATGTTTAACAGTAAAAAATCAAACCAATAAACAAATTATTACATGGGGTATAGGTGATTTTGTAACTGATAAAGAAGATGTAACTTATATAAAATGTGATTCAGAAAAACAATTAATAAAAGAATTTATGACATTTTGGATGAAAAATTATCCAGATATTATTACAGGTTGGAACTGTAAGTTTTTTGACATACCTTATCTATTAAATAGAATATCAAGATTAACTGATAATAAAGTTATTCGCAAATTATCACCATGGGGATTAGTTGAAAAGAAAGAGGTAATTGTAAGAGGCAGACCTAAAACAGTTTTTAATATCATGGGTATTGCAATGTTAGATTACATTGACCTGTATCAAAAATTTATACCTACAAGACAAGAAAGTTATAAACTTGATTATATTGGTAAAGTTGAATTAGGTACAGGTAAAGCTGAAATGCCTTTTGAAACTTTTAGAGAATGGTATACTAAAGATTTTCAATCATTTGTAGATTATAATATACAAGATGTAGAAATAGTTGATGGTTTAGAAGATAAGTTAAAACTTATTGAATTGATATTAACAATGGCATATGAAGCTAAAGTTAATTATGATGATGTATTTTCACAAGTAAGAGTATGGGATGTTTTAATTTATAATTATTTAAGAAAAGAACATATTGTTGTACCAGAAAAATCTGAACAAATAAAAGATACAAAATATGAAGGTGCATATGTAAAAGAACCTTTAACAGGTATGCATGACTGGATAGTATCGTTTGATATCAATTCACTATATCCTCATTTGATTATGCAATATAATATATCGCCAGAAAAAATAGTAGGTATGAATCCAGAAGGTGTATCTGTAAATAAATTACTTTCTAGAAAACTTGATTTAGAATATTTAAAAGAAAAGGATGTATGTATGGCACCGAATGGGGCAGTTTTTAAAAGAGATAATGCAGGATTTTTACCAAGATTATTAGATAAGATGTATCAAGATAGGGTTGTATATAAAAAGAAAATGTTAGAGGCAAAGAAACTTTATCAAAAAACTAAAGATGAAAAGTATAAGAAAGAAACCGCAAGATGTCATAATATACAATGGGCGAAAAAGATTGCATTGAATAGTGCTTATGGTGCTATCGGCAATCAGTACTTTAGATATTATGATGTAAGACAAGCAACAGCGATAACATCATCAGGACAATTTGTAATTAGAAATATTGAAAAGAAAGTAAATGAATATATGAATAATATTTTAGAAACTGAAAAGCAAGATTATATTGTGGCATCCGATACAGATTCTATTTATTTAAAATTAGATACTTTTATTGAGAAAACATGTAAGAATAAATCAACAGAACAAATACTAACATTTTTAGATAAAGTAGTTGAACAAAAGATTGAACCATTTATTGAAAAATGTTTTAAAGATTTAGCAGATTATACTAATGCATTTAGACAAAGAATGGTTATGAAACGAGAAGTCATTGCTGATAAGGCGATATGGACAGCAAAGAAAAGATATATGTTGCATGTATTAGATGAAGAAGGTTTTAGATATGAAGAACCTAAAATGAAAATCATGGGCATTGAGGCAGTTAAATCTTCAACACCAGAAGTTTGTCGTGGCAAAATTAAAGAAGCTATAGATATAATTATGACAAAAGATAATGATACACTAATTAAATTTGTTGCAGAATTTAGAAAAGAATTTAATAAGATGACACCAGAACAAATATCATTTCCTAGAAGTTGTAATAATTTAAAAAAATATAGAAGTTCAAAAGATATATTCATTAAAGGTACACCGATTCATGTAAAAGGTGCATTGATTTATAATTACCAAATAAAACAACATAAAATTACAAGTAAGTATCCAGAGATACAAGAAGGTGATAAAATTAAATTTATAAAATTAAAACAAAGAAATCCTTTTAAACATGATGTAATAAGTTATATGACAAAATTACCAAGAGAGTTTAAGTTAGATGAATATATTGATAGAGATATACAGTTTGAAAAAACATTTATAACTCCATTAAATTTTATATTAGAATCTATTGGTTGGGAAGTTGAAAAGAAAGCAAGTTTAGAGGCGTTTTTCGGATGAAAACATTAGAAAGAAAAGACGCTTTACATTGTGCTAATATCATTATTGATTATTGGGAAGGTTTTTCTAGAGTTGATGAATATATGTTAGAACAAAAACTAGAACAAATTAAACATATGCCAACAGCTTTCCCTGGCATGGGATTTGAAACAGATTTATTTTCAGATTTTTCTATGTTGCCCGAAGATATGGATATTCAAATAGTAGAACCTGATACTAAAACTTTTGAATCTTGTTTGAACATTGTTTCTAGTCATACTAATATGTCAAATGTACCTGGTAAAAATTTAAAATTAGGTATCAAAGAAAAAAATACAAATAAGTGGTTAGGTTTTATTAGATTAGCTTCACCTGTAATTAATATGAAACCTAGAAATGATTTATTAGGTCAAGTACCAGATTTAAAATCATTTAATAATACATCAATTATGGGGTTTGTTATTGTTCCTACACAACCTTTTGGTTTTAATTATCTAGGTGGTAAATTATTAGCTGCTTTATGTTGTAGTCATACCATTAGAAAAAGAATGAATGAGAAGTATAATATGAATTTAGTTTATTTTGAAACAACAAGTTTATATGGTAATAGTAAATCATCAAGTCAATATGATGGAATGAAACCCTTTTTAAAAAATAAAGGTTTAAGTGATAGTAATTTTACACCACAAATGCATGGAGAAGTTTGGAGTAATCTTGTAAAATATGTTGAAGCTAGGGTTGGAGACTTAGTACCAAAAGACGCTTCAAGTAAAAAATTAAAAAGAATGACAGCAATACAAGGTATGGTTAAAAGGTCATTAGATGGAACAGATTTAGAGAATTTTAATAAGTCAATAGAAGGTGCTAAGAATCTTACAGAACAAAAAAGATATTATGTATCTAGTTATGGTATTAAAAATTATATAGATATTGTAAACGGTAAAAGTGATGAGATTATTAAGGAAGATAATTACGATAGATACGAAATAGAAAGTCTTATTGCTTGGTGGAAAAAGAAAGCTACTAATAGATACAATAATTTGAAATCTGATGGTAGATTGAGAAATGATTTAGAAGTATGGACTAATTCAACCAACATTGACATAATAAGATAAATAGTATATAATGATGACAATTGAGGTAAAATAATGAGTAATTTTTTAAAAGACATTATAAAAGAAACAGGAAATGAATATGCTAGTCTAGCATCCGATGGTGTTATAGGTGGAGATGTTGATAGTTTTATTGATACAGGTTCATATGCCCTAAATGCTTTATTATCTGGCAGTATTTATGGTGGGTTACCTGGAAATAGAATAACAGCAATTGCAGGTGAAGCTGCAACAGGTAAAACTTTTTTTGCACTTGGTGTATGTAAAAGTTTTCTTGATAAACATAAGGGCGCTGGTATAATTTATTTTGAATCAGAAAATGCAGTATCAAAAGATATGCTTGAACAAAGAGGCATAGATACAAAAAGAACATTAGTTGTACCAGTTGCAACAGTACAAGAGTTTAGAACACAATCAATAAAAATTATTGACAAGTATAATGAACAGGAAAAAGATGAAAGAAAACCTATTATGTTCGTTCTTGATTCTTTAGGCATGTTATCAACCACAAAAGAAATGGGTGATACAGCAGAAGGTAAAGAAACAAGAGATATGACCAGAAGTCAAATTGTTAAATCAGCATTTAGAGTATTAACTTTAAAATTAGGACAAGCAAATGTACCAATGATTATGACTAATCATACATATGATGTTATTGGTTCAATGTTCCCACAAAAAGAAATGGGTGGGGGTTCTGGTCTTAAATATGCAGCTTCAAGTATTATATATCTAGGTAAAAGAAAAGAAAAAGATGGCACAGAAGTTGTCGGTAATATAATTCGTTGTAAAAATTATAAATCAAGAATTACAAAAGAAAATGCACAAGTGGATGTTAGATTAACTTATACAAAAGGACTTGATAAACATTATGGACTATTAGACCTTGCAGAAGAAGCTTTAATATTTACTAAAGTATCTACAAGATATGAATTACCAGATGGTAGTAAACAATATGCAAAAACAATATATAATGAACCAGAAAAATATTTCACAAAAGAAGTATTAGGAAAGATTGATGAGTATGCAAAAAGAAAATTCACCTATGGAATCCACGAAGAATAAAAAATATGTATTCGCCCAAAGACAAGAAGATGATTATACTTGTATAAAACTTACAGAAGGCGAATATAAAGATGTTATTTTTAAATATGGTAATGTAGGTTTTAAACCAGTAAAGGATTCAGAAAAAATGTCTGTAATATTTGATTACAATATTTTACGAAATCCTAATGATATAGATTATGATACAGAAGAATTTATAAAGTATATCGGTGATATATTAATTGATTTGGTTGAAGACCAAGTAGCAACAGGTAAATTAGATTTAAAAATTGAGAATCCAGATGAGTGATAGAATAGAAAGAATTATATTAAAAAACTTATTTCATAATGAAGATTTTACAAGAAAGGCATTACCTTTCATTAAGTCTGCTTTTTTCACAAATAAAAATGAATCTATATTATATAAAGAAATATATGATTTTGTAAATAAGTATAAAAATCTACCAACAAAAGAAACTATAATTGTAGAATTAAACAAAAGAAAAGATTTAAGAGAAGAAGAATTAACCGATATTAAAAAGATTATAATTGGTCTTGATAAACAAGAAGTAGAATTACAATGGTTGTTAGATACAACAGAAAAGTTTTGTAAAGATAGAGCAGTACATAATGCAGTCTTAGAAGGCATACAAATATTAGATGGTAAAGATAAGAAACAAAATCCAGAAGCAATACCTGGAATTTTATCTAAAGCTCTTGCAGTATCATTTGATAATCATATTGGACATGATTATATAGAAGACGCTGAAATTAGATATGATTTCTATCACAAGACAGAAAAAAGATTTAAATTTGATTTAAATTATTTTAACAGAATTACAAAAGGTGGAGTACCATCTAAAACTTTAAATATATGTCTTGCAGGTACAGGTGTTGGTAAATCTTTATTCATGTGCCATGCAGCTGCCAACTTTTTAACACAAGGTAGAAATGTTTTATATATTACCTTAGAAATGGCAGAAGAAAGAATTGCAGAAAGAGTGGACGCTAATTTAATGGATGTTACAATAGATGATTTACATATCATGTCAAAAGATATGTATGATAATAAATTATCTAAACTAACAAATAAAACAATAGGACAATTAATTATAAAAGAATATCCAACAGCGTCAGCACATAGTGGACATTTTAGAGCATTATTAAACGAATTATCCTTAAAGAAAACATTTAAACCTGATGTAGTATTCATAGACTACCTCAACATTTGTGCGAGTAGTAGATTTAAAGGCGGAAATATCTCATCATATTTTTATATCAAAGCAATTGCTGAGGAGTTAAGAGGACTTGCAGTTGAATTTGATGTACCTATTTTTTCTGCTACTCAAACAACAAGAAGTGGATTTACATCAACAGATATAGGTTTAGAAGATACGGCAGAATCTTTTGGTTTACCGGCAACAGCAGACTTTATGTTTGCTTTAATATCTAATGATGAATTAGAACAATTAGGACAATTGAAAGTTAAACAATTAAAAAATAGATTTGGTGACCCAAGTATGAATCGTTCCTTTATAATAGGTGTAGACCGACCTAAAATGAGATTATTTGATGTAGAACAATCAGCACAAAATATCGTTGATAGTAATCAAGAGGTTGATAAAGAGGAAGATGATAAGATAACACCGGATGTCGCATACGACAAATTTTCAGATTTTAAATTATAATGCAAGATTTATATCAAAGTGTAGTATTAATTAGAGATGAGAGTATCTTTAATACAGATAATACAATTCATATAGTGATAGGATATTCAAACATAACATCAGGCACTCATTTAGGTGAATGGGAACATCTGTTTATTAAATTCGTACTAACAATACCATTCTAGGTATCCCATTCTTTTATTATAAATAGTATGTATGGCACAATTAAATTTTAGTGATTATTTTAAATATGACTATCGAGTACCTTTACTTGTAGATAAAGTCTATGGTCAAAACGACAAATCAAATATATTCGCAACAAAATTCGGACTATTCAAAGCAGAAAAATTACTAATAGAAGGCAAAGAATATAAGTACAGTAAAAATTTATATAAAAGAATTGAAGCACTACAAGATGAAACTAATGCTGTAAAACTAGTTATAATTCAAGGTAAAATATCAAGAAAAAAACAAGATATTCAAATAAATGATATTGTAAAAACAGCAGAATTTGGTGGGCAAGAAAAAGGCAAGAAGGTTAACTTAGGTAATTTATTTGAAGAAGAATTGCATGCTAGAATGATAGAATGTTTGAATGGTAAAAAATGTAAAGGTAAATATAGTAAAGAAGCTACAATAATAATAGATAGTTTACAAGATATAAATGGTCCTATTAATGTAGATTTAGACATGCCTATTGTTCACGAAGGTGGAAAAAATCAACCAAGACCATTGATAGAATCTGCTGGTGGTCTTGCCATAAGTCCAATACAACCTGAACTACATGGAGCAAAATTAACAGATGTTACTATACATCATCTAAATGGTAAAAAAAGTTATCTATCATTAAAAATGGGTTCAACAGTAACTTTTATGAACTCGGGTGTATCTAAAAACTTTTTTTTAGAATCAGAAATGTCAAAAGGAAAAGTGGAAATAAAAGCAGGTGTCAATGCATTAAAAACTTTAGGTATAGATAATAAAGATTTTTGCAAAGTTTTTAATGACTATAATAAAACAGGTGGAAAACCTATGGTTAAAGATTACATAAAAAGTAAACCTATACTAAAATCATTAGAGAAATTATTAGAAACTGCCATAGGTTCAGATTATTTTATGATACATGGTAAGAAAGATGGTAGTATAGATTTTTATCATATGTCAAAATCAACCAATAGAAGTGCTTCAAAAGTAACAGGAAGTATGACAATATATTATGGTGGCAAGGCAGGTACAGGAAAAAGAATAGATATAGAATTTTCAAATAAACATTATGATTTTACATTAAACATCAGAAATAAACAAGGAGGAAAATATCCTTCCCATGTAATGTTAGATTATGATACAAAACAAATTCCAGGTAAAATTACTTTATAATATTAGTATATTATTATAAAGTGAAACACTAAAAATACTTTCATACACAAGTTACCAAATTACTAAATATTATCAGAACCTTGGAAATGAATTATCGTCCCTCAAATAATGTCGGTTCACGCTTGACTTTATTTGTTCCTTACGATATACTCCAAGTATAACAATTTCTATTTGATAGGAGGAAAATCAATGGGAACAATTTTATTAAATCTACGCTATCTCCTAGCACCATTTCTAATCATAGTAGCTGGCGCCGGTGTCTTAATCGGTGGTCTGTTTGCATGGGTAGGAGTGATTTTACTTTTTGTAGGTATCCTTGTTGATATTGCTACAAAATTTGAATCTTCTGGAGTAGGGTTTGACAAAGATGGTGAAGCCAGAGGATGGGCAACCTTCCAAAACTTGACCATGTATTTTATGTTACCTGTATTTGTATTATTTCAATTGGTAATGGCATATAGACTTTATAGTTTTATGGCATTTGGGGGCGCTGAGGGCGAACTCGTTACCATGATTTTTGGACTAATACCCATGCACGAGGGTATAACAGCAGCTAACTTAATCGGAGCAACTCTATCATCTGGTATCTTTATTGGTATCGGAATCATCTATGGACATGAACTTTCACATACCAAAGGTATGGGGTTCATAATCTCTAGAACCATGATGGGATTATCTGGTTCAGCGCATTTCTGCTATGCACATGTTTATAATCATCACCTAGAATTAGGATGTGAAGATGACCCTGCTACGGCACCTAGAGGTCGTACCATTTATGGTCATTATCCATTATCTTATTTTGGGCAATCAAAATTTTTATATAACATGGAAAAAGAAAGACTAGCTCGTATGGGTGTATCTTTCATTTCATGGCAAAACCGATGGATACGAGGATATCTATTGGCTGTACCGACAGTAGCATTATTTTTTGCAGCTGGTGGTTGGATAGGAATGGCATGTCTAGCAACAATTTGGGGTATCTCAAATTTTGAACTAGAAGCACTTAACTATCTAGAACACTACGGTTTAATCCGTGTTAAAGACCAACCAATTGATTATCGCCATAATTGGGATAATTCAACAGCTTTTACTTCTTGGTTCTTTATTGAAATAGGAAGACAAGCAGACCATCACGATAGAGGAGAAACCCATTTTTGGGAACTCGAAAATGTCGGATGTCCAAACACAGGTTGGGGATATTTTGTAGTATTCACTATCGCATTAGTACCACCTTTATGGCATTGGTACATGCGTAAGAGATTAGCTGCATGGGATGAGCATTTTGCTACATCCGAAGAACAAGCAATTGCTAGAAGAATCAACAAAGAAGTAGGGTACGAAGGTACACCGTTTGTTGGTGATATTTTGGCGGATGCTGGTAATGTAGACCTCGGAATGAGAACTACAAATAAATAATAAGTATTTAATATAATACTAGGGAGAGGTCAACTAATAGACCTCTCCTAATTTATTATAAATAATATTATGAAAATAGTGAATCTCTTTACAACACCTCTCTTTATTACAAATATAGAAGAAACAAAATCATTAATACCTAAATTAGAAGCAAAAGCACTTTATGAAGAAAAAAATAAATCAGGTAGAAATGTAAGTAATGTAGGTGGTCATCAAACACCTTTTATAACACTTAAAGAAGAACCTCTATATGAAAAACTTGTAGATAGGTTAATGCCTGAAATTAAAAATACGATACACAGTTTCGGATACAAAGATATATACAATATAATTGTCGGCCAATGTTGGATGAATATTAATAGAAAAGGACATTTAAATTTACCACACATGCACCCTAATACTGATTGGGCATGTATCTTTTATATTAAGTCAGATGAAAAAACATCAATTAGATTTCATAATACAGAACAGATGAGAAATGAACTTGCAATGAAAATTGAAGATTGGAATGATTATAATTGTGCAGAATATGATTACCTACCAAAAGAAAATGATTTTATCATGATACCAGCACACATACAACACTCGGTAGCAGTAAATAATACAGATAATGCAAGAATATCACTAGCATTTAATATGCAAATAGCTTGACAAACATATTAAAATGTCCTATAATATAGAGTAATAGAATTATAAATAGTATTATCGTAGTGAATAGTACATTTATGGATTTGTTATATACATGGAACAATTGGAGAAAGATGTTTAGTTTTAAAGGATTTCAAACTAGAGCAAAGAATAAGCATTTAGAACATTTAGAAGACCAGATTATAGACAATGGTTCAAAAGGTGGTACTAATGCTGTAAATTTCTTAGTTGCAATTCGCAACATGCTTGCTGGTAAATCAAGTAGAAAAGTTAATATGACTGTCAAATGGGACGGCGCTCCTGCTGTTATCTGTGGTATAAATCCTGAAAACGGCAAATTCTTTGTTGGTACTAAATCAGTATTTAACAAAACACCTAAAATCAATTACACACCATCAGATATAAACAGAAACCATAGTGGAGTCCTTGCAAGTAAACTTACAGTATGTTTATCACAATTAAAAGGTATTGTTAGAAATGGTGTATATCAAGGTGATTTATTATTTACAAACGATAAGAAGACAGCAGTCATAGATGGCGAATCTATGATTACATTCACACCAAATACAATTACATATGCTATGTCAGCAAATTCAAGTGCAGGAAGAAAGATTACAAGTGCAAAATTAGGTATAGTATTTCACACAAAATATTCAGGTACAACAATCGCAGGTTTAAGAGCAGGATTTGGTACGGTAACCGGTGGTGGTGGTCGTAATGTTTGGTTAGCTTCAGCAGGATATAAAGATACATCAGGTTTATCCAAATTTACATCAACAGAACTTTCAAGTTTTGATGGATTAATTAGAATGGCAAAAGGTTCATTATCAAAGGCAGGACCTATGTTAGATAAAATGAATAGTAATGACCAAACATCAGTAGGATTTAGATTGAAAACATTTTTCAATGCAGTAATTAGAAACAATACAGGTGGTATGGGTAAAGTTAAAACACTACAAGGTCAGTTTAGAGATTATTATGAGAATTTTATTAATGCAGAAATATCTGCTAGAAAAACAACAGCAGGTAAACAAAAATTTATAAAGGCAAAAAAAGAGAATTTAGCATTTATTGATAAAAACTCATCAGCATTATACATGGCAATTGCAAGTCATGTAAGTTTAGCAAATGCAAAGAATTTTTTAGTAAGTAAACTATCACAAATACAAAGTATAGGACACTTTTTAAAAACAGCAAATGGATATAAAGTAACAGCACCTGAAGGTTTTGTTGCAGTAGATAGAAGCGCTGGTGCAGTTAAACTTGTAGATAGATTAGAATTTAGTCGTGCAAATTTTACGATGGATAAAAATTGGGGGTAA